CGCTACCACAAGATGGTGACAAATTGTGAAGGTAGACCATGAACTGTATGCTCCCATCGGTTGACCAGCGTTATATTTAACGTTTTTGTCTTCCCATGGCACATAGAATTCATGATCTATAAGGATCGATTGCCAAGCTCTTGCGAAGTCTCTATTATATAGAGCTTCGATAAGATTTGTTTGGATTTCAATCGGGAATCTATCAGTAGCGGCCGTAAGGTCAATACTATGATATGATTCTGTTTCTTCCTTATTAGAAATAATAGGATTCTGTGTAAAGGTTCTATCTTGAGATAAGTTATTTCTTAAGATACCAAATTGCAAGTCATGAACTCCTTTTAGGACTTCTTGGCTCCAAAAATCAAAGATTGCTATCACCCGAGCTTTCGCTTCAGGATCCTCAATCAGTGATAATTTTCTGATTCTTTTGGAATCTTGGTATTTTAAGTTATATAACTTAACACTTTCATCATATCCTAAAGGTGAAACTTTAGCCCAGATATCTTTAGCACTATGTGCTATAGTATCTTTGTTAAGTTCATTTTTAAATGTGATGAAATTGTGTTTTAATCTTTGATGGGCCTTTTTAACTATTTCACCAGGCCATCTTGTAATTAGGTTCGTTAAATACTTACCTAATTCAGGACTTAAAGTTTCTATATTTTCTAATAGATCTTTAGGTAACAAGACAGCATCTCTCCATGAAAACAAAGTGGATCGGCCTTCGGGCCCCGCTTTGTTTGATAATCTTATATCATTTAATGACCAATTAATTTGGTTATTACTTGATATTCCATGTTCTTTAAAGAACTCTGGTATATATGCTGTTAATTCAGATATAATTAGATTATCTTTTGTGGATTGATCTGTTATGGTTGAAGTAGACGGATCTTTTACTCCTGGTAAAGCTCTACTAATGGAAAGTAGTGTTAGAATGAAACTAATATTTCTTCTATCTTTACTTTCAATAAGTGTATTAAAGTATGGTGTTGCTTTAGGTAATCCTTTAGCATTTAAACCTATTCTTCCTGGGAAAACTTTAAATGGTTCTCCCGCAATATATTTTGTATATATTAATCGAAGATCTTTAATACGTTGGATAGTCCATATCTGACCACTTTTAGTTTGCCATTCCATCACTTGGTTTATCCAAGTGTTGATAATGTCATTACTATTGGTGATTTTAGGAAACCAGTAATATGCAATCCATGATAATAAACCTTTAACTTTGTTAAATTGTTTTATTGTCATTGTTTTAATTATTATTGGATTAGGATGGCTTTTCCAGATCAAAAGAATACTTCTTAAAGTTATTCTATGACGGAGTCAAAACGCCTTTGGG